GTTGATATGTTTTATTAGTTGCTCTAACTACTTGGTTCTTCATATTCTCCCTGTGAGATACTGCCCTTAGGTTTACAATCCTATTGTCAGTCCTAATGTGATTAAGGTGGTCTAAAAATTCTTTTGGGTGTTCTCCAAACTCATATAGCCAAGCTAATCTATGAGACATGTATCTAACACCATCAATCATAATCTGTGAATAACCTTTATTATTAAGCCTTCCCGCAACCTTGCCTTTAATTACCCCAGACTTACAGCAATCCCACCTAAACACTCCGCTTTCCTTGTTATAATGAAGTTGCTCTTTCAATCTTTCTTGTGTAATCATCTGCCCCACCTATTGCTTGGCTCTAAATATTCTGTAGTATTAACGTCATAAAACATATCAACACTCCCATAGTTGCCCCAATCTCTATCGTAGAGTATCACAACCTTAGATTTATTTCTATCTTCAATAGGGCAGTCATCACTTCTATCCCGCTCTATTGCCAACCCTAGATTTGACCACTTCTCTAAGCTACGACTGCCCGTAAACTCACTAGACAGTACCTTAGCGCCTTGCTCGTGTTGTTTAGCTCCTTTTGGTTTACCATTAATATGTGAGAAGCAGAAGATTGAGATAGGATACTTATTTACTAGGTCAGCTACATCAGTCATTATCTCATTTAGTTTGTCATTGGCTTCACTACTACTATATCGGCTAATTAAAGCTGTTAGCGGGTCAAGGAAGAACTCTCTAACACCATCTAATAAGTACATTTCTTCTATAGCAACCCTAATATCTGCCCAGTCTCTACTCCCAGACCTGTCATATAAATGTAACTTGCCTTTAAACTTTCCTAAAGTCTCTTTTAGTAACTCATCTTTATATTCCACGTCAGGTCTAAGGAAGTTTAACTTAGCTTCTTTAGATGCGACCTGTTTCAATGTTTTAACGGGATGTACTTCTAAGTCAAATATTCCAACTGGTCTTTCGTGTATTATCGCTAAATGGTGTATAAGCTGGTTCTTAAACTCACTTTTTCCCTGTTTTGGTGCTGCACCCAGTACTGTTATTGTATGTGGTCTGATGCCATACGTTAGTTTATCTAAGCTAGCCCAAGGACTACTAATACCAAACTGCGGTCTTTCTAGTGCTTTCTCAATTAGTATGTCATCTACCTGTACTACCTCACCCTGCCGTACATGCTTTGCGTTCCACATGCAAGCATTATACAACTCCTTACCCTTACCAGCCTCCAGCATAGCATTAGCATCTTTCATTGGTAACTCTGCCACCTTGAAGTGGTGAAAGGTTTTGAGTATCTCACTTTGCGCCTGCTTTCCTGCTTCATCATTATCTAATACTAGTGTAACTTCTTCATACTTGTCTATGAATGCCCTATTATTAATAAGGTCTTTCAGACCTGCTGTTGCCCCTCTGGTAAAAGATACTACACTAGGTTTATACTCTTTATACTTATCAGGTGTATTCTCCACCATTACTTGATATAAACTCATTGCATCAAGCTCACCCTCAGTAATGAATAGCTTTTTATACCCATTACGCTTCGCTATAGCCTGCCCAAATAGCTCTAAGCTACCTTTCCTATCCCCAACCCCTAAAAACCCCTTATTCAGCACGTTACGTTCGTTATAACCTACAACCTGTCCTTCTTTAGTGCTTGGGTAAAATTGCTTAATGATTGTCTTTCCATCATTAGGACTAAAGCCCACCTTAACACCGAACAAACCTGCTACCGCATCTTTTACACCACGGATACCAAGGCTGGGTAGGCTATCTATATCTTTCATTTCCACTTTATCATCCTCCTGTTTATGTTTTACTATTGTATCACTAAAACCATACGCTTGGCAAGCAAAGCAATAAGTATCTGTTGTACCATCTTCGTGACCATAGACCTGATTCGCATCACTAGAGCCACACTCAGTACAGTTTGTCTTGTATAGTAGCGTACCTTTGTCTTTTAATCCCATAGTTACTAAGCCTCTGTTTGCTCAATCCTTTCTTTAGCTATGTTAAAATAAGTCTCATCTAATTCAATTCCAATAAACTTACGATTTAAGTTTACACAAGCTACACCTGTCGTGCCACTGCCCATTGTAAAATCTAAAACAGTCTCTCCTTCGTTGGTGTACGTGCTAACCATATATTCCATAAGGGCAACAGGCTTTTGAGTAGGATGGACTGTCCCCCTCTCAACGACTGGGAAACTTTGAATCTGTTTCGGGTATCTAAAGCCATCATTAGTCTCTCTTTTATTAGTGTATGCTCCATAGATATTAGTCATACTGGTACTGCTACTGTGGTCTTTACCTGCCTTATCCTTGTAAGGCTCGCCTTTTGTCATTTGCGGGTTATAGATACATTGCTTTGAGTAGAAAACTACAATATCTTCTTTATCACGCATAGGTTGTTTTTTAGCGTTCAAATGCCCCGTCCCTTTAGGTTTCTGCCAAGTCCAATCATACTTAAACATTTTTAAGTTTGAAGTTATGAGTAGACTGGTAAAAGGCTGGCTAGCAGTCATAACAATAGCGCCATTAGGCTTAATAACCCGCTTCAACTGCTCCCACATTGGCTCTAGTGGAATAACTGAATCCCACTTACACGCAGTCGTGCCGTATGGCGGGTCTGCCAAAATCATATCAACCGAACCATCAGGAATTTCTTTCATACGCTCAAGGCAGTCACCTTGCATTAAATTAATCATGCTATTACCTTTCTGGGTGCTTTGTTGTTTCAATTTCATAATTATCACCTATCACTTCCTCAAGTTTATGAAGTAGCTCCTTGAAAGCTTCATAATTAAACCCCATTCTACTATCTTTTCTATCCTCAGTCAACTCATATATTGTAATAGACCTGATATAGTTTACCGTATGGACTGCTGGCTCTTTATTCAGTAGCCCCAAGTGCCTGTGGATGTGTGGGTAATGCTCTTTTATTTCTTTCATAATCTTAAACCCTCTTTTTTAAGTCTTCCTCTAACATTTGAAAGGCTTCTATAATGCTTCGTGCCGCTTCTTCTAAGTCATCCTCAGATAGGTTCTTAAAATCTGGGTCAGCTTTAAGAGCATTTTTATACCAGTTTAACTTGGCTTCATTGTCGTTACTAATGTTTTGTTTGTTCATTAAACCTCTGCACTATAACTATCTTCTAATAAAGGTGCTAGTATGTCAGAAAGAAAAGGGAAGTCAACTATTAATAATCGGGTAACCTCTTTTGCTATATCTCTACACTCTTTCTGGGTTTCTATCCCACAACGTACCTGTACAAATGTTAGCCAAGAGCGTAATGTTCCATTCATATACATATTGGTTTGCGTTAAACCTTCTGGCAATAATGCTCTAGCTTGTTCTTTTGCTACTCCGTCAGCTAAAGCGGCTTGGTAAGCCTCTAAAGCATCATTAAATACGCGCCTCTGTAATCCTAGAAAATGGTTTTTTACAAAAGCATCCTCACACAACAAGCTATTCTGTTTATTAACCGTATCCTGTAGCCTTGCTTCGCGCTCTACCATCACTTGTGAGGTAGTGCTGTACCTTTGGCTAAACTCTTGAAAAGAGAAGCTCCTATGCCTTAATATCTGTCTTCCAATATCCCTTGTTGTTTTAATGCTCATCACCACATTAACCATTTCAAAGATAGAGAAATGTTTGTGTTTAATACAATACTTAAGAAGCCCTGCTGTATTCTTATTTAATTGGTTATCAGGATTGGATACCCGAGCGCAATAGGCTACTAGACCCATTGCATCATCAATACCTTCGATACGTGATTGTGTAATTCCTACTACTTCTACTTTCATCTAGTTATTCTCCCTGCAAACTCAATATTGCCGCCATGACTACTGCACGCTGTGGGTTTTTATACTCGACATAATCCACAATTAAGTCTCCATTTTCTTTCTCTGTCCATACAGAGTATGCCCCAAGCTCCTCATCAAAATCCAGCTTGTACTTAACCACCAAATCCCAGCACTGCGCTTTACCTTCTGTGGTGTTTTGGGTTGGGTGATATTCATCTTTGTAGTAAGCTATGCTGCTCCCATCCATCCACGAACAATTGTATTGTTTTGATGACTCCCAACCCTGAGCTTCTGCACAGAGAATGTCTAATTCATCATCTGATTTAAGCTGTAGATCTTCTTGTGTTGGTTTCATACATCACCTCTTGGGTAGATTTTGAAGTTCTTTAGAAGTATCTCTGCATGGTGTTTAGATATATTGAACATGAAAAGAGAATTATTACCAACCTCATCACCCACCTTTACATATCCTGAATTTAAAATTCTTGCTGCAAGAACGGCATCGGTTTTATAGTCATCTTTAATTATTTTAACGAGAGAATGAAT